GACCACAGTCGAGCAATTCTTTCGAAGCTATCTTCAGGACTTCCGTACTGTTTGTCTCGATCGCCACAAACAGCATACTTTGCATCATCTAAAACTGTTTCTCTTACTGTTTCCATAGTTATTCTCCTCCATAGAATTTACAATGTGCGCAATCTCCATCACAGTCTTCACAATGCGGCTTTGAGTAAGAGCTATGTGCAACCAATATGACAAAAAGAATATCAATTAAAATATTTAGTGCTATTAAAGCGACTATGATTAAAACCACATTCAATTCAATCAAAAGCTCCCAGTTGAACCAAATCCACCATTACCACGATCTGTATCAGAAATATCATTTACTTCCTCAAGTGAAGAGATTAAATATGGCTGAACAATAAGCTGTGCAACTCTTTCACCATAGGATATCAATTTCTTTTCTTTAGAATCGTTGTGGAGGGGAACAATAATCTCTCCTCGATAATCCGAGTCAATAATTCCAACACAATTTGCCGGCCTTAGTCCTTCTTTTGTGGCTAATCCAGACCTTGCGTATTCTCCGCCAAAATATCCTGCTGGAATCTCCATTGCAACTCCAGTATGAATCTTAATTGTTTCACCGGGATTAATAGAAATCGTGTCTATAGAATATAAATCATAACCTGCAGATCCAGCAGAACCAATTGTAGGAGTAATTGCAGATTCGCTTAATTTTTTAAATCGTATTATCATCTTCTATTTCCTTCACCCAACATAAAGCTTTATACTTCCGAAGCTCTTTTCGGTAATAATTACAGCGAGTTGACCACTCTTGTTCTAATGTTGTAAGAACGGCACGCTCCTCATAAACTTTAATTGCATTCTCAATTAACACGCCAACAGCAATACCAATAAGCATACAAATTTCGCATAAAATATAATTCATAGTTTTATCTCCTACCAACCAAAACGAACACCAGACATTGCTCTTACAGGCTTACAATGCAGTGGATAATCTGTTCCTGGAATACATTCTTCTTTTGTACGGGCAGCTTTAGAATAATAATTAAAACCTGTGGAAAAACATTCTTTACAATAACTGTCCAGTATCAAACCATCCTTACGAATATTTTCCTTATAGCGTTTACAATCTTTATTGGTGCAATATTTCATAATTCTTCCTTAACCTCCTATAAATTAGTAAAAGAAAAGAGAGCCTTAGAACTATTTGTTCCAAGACTCTCTATTAGATATGGTGTTTCGATATGACTTAGATATGCCAATAGACATGACTGCCGTCTATATCGGTCAACCCCCTTTCATTAGAGGCGATGATTTTTATGCGAATATACTACTTAGAATGGCACATCTTCATCGTCTCCATCAGGAAGGTTCGGATCAAGGCCTTCTTTATCCATAAGGGCGTCATACTTTGCAGAAATTGGATCAAGGTGCTCCTTAAAAACTCCAAGATTAAGATACAACGATGCTGAATCATACTTGCGATAAAAGTTTATAACCATATCGCAGTTCTCAATAAACATTCCATCAATTTTTCCATAAGACTCAGGAGACAAATCCTGAAGCTGACCAGAACTCTTTACAATCTGAATCTTTGGAGGACGATTACTTGTCTCCGTATTAACATTTACCTTAACAAAATGAATCGGAGGTTCTCCCTCTTCAGGATTGCCTCCGAATTCTTTTACATTGCATCCGTTTTCAGTAAAGAAATCAAGATATTCATCAGAAACTTTAAGATTAAAATTTCTCTTTCCCTTTGAATTTACAACCTGACCAGTCTTTGGATTTCTCTTTTCAACACCTCCAAAATTTCTGAACGAACCTCCAAGAATATCTTCATTCTTAGCACCCTCAATAATGAGATCTCTACCTGACATATAAACCTTCATTTTCTCGCTCCTTTTCATTTCAATATAATTTCTTCATCAGTTCCAACAGGAATAGAATCTAACTGGAATTCTGGTGAATTCATATAATGACTAAAGTCATCTTGCCCGGAAACAAACCACTCGTAATTGCCAAAGTTATTAATTTCAGCAATTGCGTCATCACACTTTTTCTGATAATAAGACTTATCAATATCATCTTCTAAGTGCAATATTTTTACCTGATCTGATTCCATCCATAAATATCCTTTTGTTCCAGTTGCTGCATATCGTTTGCCATTATTCACACGATATAATATTGAGCCGTCTTTCTTCATTGGTGTGAACTGGCCAACACGTCCTACGAATTCATCAATTTCATTCTCTGTACCTTCATTTTTAACAAGATGAAGCGCACCTTCTTTAACAGAAATCGTCTCGCAGAAATCATCAAATATAATTGGTTCATGTGTGAATAACGACTTGAACACATATGGAACAGCAAAGTATTTGCCAGTTGCTTCCCACACCATTGGTGATTCTGGATCGTCAGTATCATGAAGACCAATGAACTGGGCGTTATCTTTGAGACAGATACGATTCCAAGTATGTTCGATCTCATATGTATATCCATACTTAGACCCAAAATTATCAATGAAGTTAAGAACCTCATCAGTTGGATTAGCGATCTTGATAGAATCTGTTTTGATGTGAATGACAGTAAATCCCTTTGCTTCTACTTCATCTTGCAGCATCTTCATAACAAGCGCCCCACGAAGAGCAACAATGTTATTAATGTTTCTCTTATCTTTTGCTACGAAATAATCACTAGGACTTGAAGTCATTCCGTAGAAAGAATTAAGAATCAGCTTTAATGCTTTAGACAAAGCTTTAGCAGATTTCTTATCACCCAAATACTTAGCAAGCTTACCATCAAACATAGATTTAACTTTGTCATAATCTCCATGTTTAATTGCAATTCTTGCTTCCATCAAATCGTTATAATTCTTTGTGTAATCTCCGAACAGATTGAGCTCTTTAATAGAATGCGGATGCATGGAAGCAACATCTTTTGTTACTGCTCTTCCATACATTCCATGATTTGCATACACATATCCGCCACGTCCGACATCGATACCACGGAACATATTATGAAGCGTTCCATCTTTGAATCGTACAAGATGATAACCTGGAAAATGATTAACGTTCTTAGGTTTAACGCCAGTCCAGTCATCTCCGAGTTTCTCATACTCATCTTCCGATATAATTGGCATCTGAAAGTCTTCAGTGGTGTATTGCTTACCAGTTGTAAAGTCGGTATAAGTAAGAACAGGATGCTTATTACCTTCAAATACAAACTTTGTAGACATGGAATTAATGGTGTCGTTGACTGTCCCACCAGAAATATCAGCTAGCATTTCAATTGCAACAAAATCTTCATAGCATCCATCGAATGTTATTTCAGTACTAATAACATCATTGTCACAATATTCTGCTACTTTAGTCCAATCTTTCATTGGAACTGGTAAATACCAAGGCTGATTCCATTCCACATGTTCCGCACCAAACTGGATTTCATACTTCTTTAAACTCTGCTTGGTTGTTGCAAAGTTTAAAACATCAGCATAGGAAAGATTATATGCTGGTCCAAATCTGGCGTTCTTTGATGCTTCAGAATCCTTACTTACAAGCTTTTGGCTAAGGCTATAAAGTTCTTCGCTTGTATAGCCTTGAGACCTTGCATAAAGCATGTGATTATCATACTTGCGATTATTAAATCCAATAATCCTGTACTTAAATAAACCTTCGATTTCCTCAGGTGTTGGATTTATCATTCGTACCACAGTTTTCGCATGCTCTTTTGGAACAACTTTGCCGTTATCATCAAACTTATAAGGTTCATCATCACGATACTTCCAGTTAACAAGAAAAAGAGCTGGAGTATCTTTCGGAATGTTCTCCGGAATTTCTACCCCAGCTTCTTTTGCCTGTTTATAACTTGGAAATATTTCGCAGTCTAAGAATATAATTGGTGCGTTCTTGTACTCTGCTGTTTCCTCATTCTCTTTTTCTTCAATATCTTTACTACAGAAATGCATCTGATTTACAAGATTCATGCAATATTCTGCTTTATTTGAAGAGTTAACAGCAAATGCAAAAACATCATTTTCAAGATCCCTTACATCATAGGTTTTACCAGACTTATAAGCTTCATCAAGTACTTTATAGATGAAGTCACATTCTGGTTTTGTATGTCCATGATGCTTCTTAAGGACTGCGTTAATGATCTGAACTTTTAAAGCTTTCTCACTTTTAAAGCCCTCCCAATCAATCAATTTATCCGCTCCTTCCTTTAATGGTAATCCGCTGGCCAAAGTAGCAATTGGAATATCATTACACTTAGTAAGCTTTCTTCTAAGAGCAGACTTACCAGTAAACACTTTCACTTCTACATTGTCTCCATAAATTCGTGAAAGGTCTTCCGGATCACCTCCTGTGTAAATATAATGCAGATGTATTCCATTTCCAGACTTGCTAAGCTCCGCATAAGTCGGTGGAAACTTCTGCGCTTCTGCAATGTTTCGATTAAAATCTTTTTGCCCATCCTTTCCTTTAATATCAAGGTCGATAACAATAAGATTCTTCGGAACCCGTACATAATGGATCATATGTGTATCAAGTTCTTTTAACTTTGTTGGGCATCTATCCCAAGAATACTTGAGAGGATGTTCCGAACTATCTTGCTCGTATTGTGCTGATGCATCTGCATATGCATCGTCGAAAAGTGATTTGGTAGAGTTAAAAACGAGCCAAGGTTCTGGTACTTCCTCGACTGGTTTCACTTCTTTAAGCCCAATCTTTTCGAGCTTGAATCCTTCGAATTTCATATTGTCATACTTGGTAAAATATAATTTTAATGTGTCTCTAAATTTATATCTCGGAAGTATGTTTTTGAAATTGGATTCCATCGCATAGTCATTGTACAGTTTATATGCAGCCGCAAGACTTATGCCTTCTTTTAAGACGAGATAGTTTTCTTCAACAAAGTTCTGGAACGGTGACGTCCTGGAAAGCATGTCCTCCGCAATATAATGATCGTAATAATGCCTGCCAAGCTTCTTGTACGTTTGCAGGCACTTCCACGCGATACCACTCCTTTCAAATTGTAGACCTTCTACGCAGCGGTCATACTCATCTGGAGAAAGTTTATTACCTGTTGGACGAATATCAATCAGTCTTCGATTCATCCCAGACGTTGGTGACATCTGTACAGGTTCGTTACTACCTGCCATTAACAAACAGGAAGGAATCTTATTAAACCTTCTACCAAATTTTGGGTTTACGGTAATTGACTCGTGTGAAATGATTTTGTTCAGCATTGCTTTCTTGGTAATCATGTTCATTTCTGCTTCATCATCATAAGCAAGAACGGCATCATTCTCCAAGAATTGTGTGCCAAAACTGTCATTCCCTGTCAATCCATTTGCTTCGAATCTTGTAACATAACCGCCACCCAAACCACCAAGTACTGCATCGGCAATCACTTTACCCATGATGGTTGACTTACCCGTTCCTGGCTCACCATAAAATATAATCATTTTCTGAATCTTTTTATGGTCACCAGCAAGAATACATCCAACGAACCATTCCCATTTTTCAACTTCCGAGGGTAAATATAATACCTCGCAAATTCGATCGTAGTTTGGTGTTGGGCATTCCTGCAATGGATACGGAAGAATCATTGTTGCATAATCCTCCCTTTTTGGCTCCTGATTAGAAAATATAACTTTCTGATTCAGCTGCCATTTATCATTCCATTCAGGTCTGTAGTCTTTTTCACAGAAGTTATGCCACTGTGTGATAAGATGATTAGATGTGTCTGATAGAAGTCTCACAACCGGTCCATGCTCAGGATCTTCAAGTAATGCAGCTGATTCTTTTTCATTAGCATATTGAATTATCTGAGCATCAATCAGGCCAATTGCTGTTGAATCGTCTGTTTCCCACAAGTTTGAATTGTAATTGAAGATGGCATAAAACTTATTGCCACGAACAAGAAGATCTTTGATATGACCAATCGTGAAGGAAGGAGTATAAACATTTCTTTGGAGCTTATTGTCCCACTTCTTCTGAACTCTTAAGAAGTCGTACATTCTTTACTCCTTTCTTCAATTGTTATTTTACATTTACGGCAGGATACTTCAGTGAAAACTTAGTGCACTTCACAAGAATTTCCAGATTATCAGGACGAGTGGTTGTATTAATCCACTGATGAAGATTTTCTTCATAACTTCTTGCGCCATCTTCAAACTTACAAATTCCAGAAAACTTACACTTATCGCAATTCATAAAATATCATTCCTCCTAGTTTTTAAGAAACGCTGCTGCATCGATTGGATAGTAATAATTAATGTACTGAAGCATCTGTCCCCAAATATCAAGCTTCCGCATATCGACATTTGGAACTGGCTTGAAGATGTTATAGTTCTTATAATCTCTATCCATCCACTTCTTTAAAATTAAACTAACAGCTTTGTCATAATATTTTGAGTCGTGGTATTGAGTTAGACCCAAATTATCAAGTAACTCGTAAAAGAATTCTTGCGATGTTTTAGCTCCACTCTGCTGCTCCAAATCTTCTGCTAACGCAAGCAGCATCTCTAAAACAGAACAGGGACCATCAGCAACATCCGACTGATAGATCCCTGCTTCAAAAGAATATCTTTCTCTTAGACTGAGCCCGGCACATGCTCGATTCTCATCCAATACCATCCACCAATAAAACTCGGTTTTGGCTAGATGAGAAAGAAGCAATGAATATCTATTGAGCCCAGTCATATTCATTAGCCATTCAATATAATCTTTTCCAATCATACTTCATCTTCTATATCGTTGTCCTCATCCTCGTCTTCATCTGTCGGGTAATCCGGAAACTCATGATCGAAATGATCTTCGTATCCACAATCAAACTTCTGAATTTCATAATCAGTTTCTGTTTTATTATTTCTTACCCAAACATGATCCTCATCACTACTGTACCAACCGAATCTGATAAGCTTATTGCCAATCAGTTCCTCTTCATCGACGGCGTTACCCTCTTCATCAACAAGTAGATCATCATAGATAAAATATAATAATGTTTTCTGCTCATAAGAAATATCAGGGTACATCTTGTCAATCGGATCATTACCAAGGACTTCGATTTTATCTCCCTTCAGTTTTTTATAATCCTCGTAAGCTTTATTCAAATCCACTGTTTCAGGATCAGGATCAGGAACAGAAGCTTGCGCGTACTCTTCTTTAGCAATAATATCGTTAACCGCTTCTTTCTCTTCCTGAGAAAATTCTGCAGATTCTTCTTTTTTCTTGTTAACGAATCTACCAGCAATAAATCCTATTGCAAAACCTATAAGAAGTCCTCCGGCTCCAAATATAATTTTCTCTTTCATCATCCAATCACCTCTTCAACTTTGAACTGCTTAATAATATCGCCTTCTTTAGTATTTCGAAAAGCAAATGGAATATTATTGTTAGCTGCGTGGATCATTTTATCTAATTCATTATTCCACGCGTCGCTGTATCCCTTATTGTAAGTATCACGCTCAATTTTATCGAGCCGCGTGAGGATTTCATTATGATCCTTCATACTTTTCACATAAGAACCAATTTCAGCAACACCTGCTACTAATCCAATAACAGTTGTAGCAGCCTCAATCTGCTCTTGATGATTAATTACAAACTGAAGAATATCAAGAGCTTTTTTCTGAGCAGCTTTCTTAATTTTCTTCAGAACGCTCTCATCCTCATTGACTTCTTCTTCGTTAGATGTAGCATACTTCTTAGAAGTTACTTTTACAACTGCAACCGTCGTAGCAACTGCTGCCGCACCAAGTACGATACCTGCAATAACTTTAACTAGCATAGTTTTGTCCTCCATAAAATATCATTAATATTTCTTCAATGTGACATAATCAAATACATTATTATCTGCTGGTCTTCCGTCTGTATACTGTAAGATCACCAGAAACGACGGCTCAAGACCATCTCTGAATCTTTTTGCTGCTTCCGTATTAGCTTCAAAACCGAAACTAATCTGATTGGTAGATCCATCCGGATTTAAATAATGGAAGCCTGCACACTGACCAGCTACTGTCATATCACAAGCTTCCCCACCAATGAGTTTCCAAATATCATTCTCAAAGATGAAACCATCTCGTTCCAACTGGCGATTCGCCGCAACAAGCCCTCGCTTCAAGAAATACATATTGCGAGAGGGATCTTTACGCCAATTAACGTTATGCTCATCAAAGAACATGCTATGCGGAATATAAATCGTTTTATCATCCCCGTTAATCGGAATAGTTGTCTCAATTACAGTTCCATCTTTCTTGACTTCAACGGTCTTTGCACAGCCGCCTGTTAAATACTGATAGTCTTTTTCTTCTCCAACATCTTCACGCACTCTCTGACGATACTGAGAATATGAGAGCGATGTTGCAGCAAGAGATGCCGATACAGCTTTCAACTGCTTTGTAATCGTTGCGTGAGAGAGGCCGAACATCATAATACCAACAGCCATTAATCCTGCTGCCTTCCAAATGGCCTTGGTATAATCTACAGTGTCCTGAACAAAACATCTGCGAATATACTGTCCTCTGGTCTCATCCATGCCTTCCCAACCATCTTCGTCCTCATCAATTTCTTTTAGATGACGCTTATGGTCTTCAACCTGATTATTCACATCTGCAATATCATTTGCAGACTTAACTAAAAGAATTGTGCCACCTACAACAGCAGCACAGCCAGCAACAAATTCTATTGTACTTGCATGCTTCTTAAGAAGAAGTCCACAAGTCTTTGCAGTACGAGTCAAACTATTTAAATTCATTTTCATATCCTCTTTTTAAATATTCGTAATATCAATCGGTCTCGCAAGATCCAAAATGTATTCACCTCTATGCTCTCCGGTGTATTCTTTATGATAAGAAATAGAATTTGGATCTACCCAACCAAATTTGTAATCTTGGAAAGTGGTTTGAATTTTTGGAGTTACCATTTCGTACAGTTCAGCAACTTTACACTTTCCATATTGCTGAATGTTCTGACGCATAGAATCTACGACGAATTGTGCTTGCTCTTCTGTCTGAACCCAAATATACTTTACCTCTGTCGATGAACGCTTACCCAGCGTATCATTATAAGTACGAACATTGCTTTGCGTAGCCTGTGGTTTTGTGTAAAACGTACTATACCCCACGTGCGAATTCTGTGTCTGTCTTGGTCGATCTTCTCCATAAATTGCTTGGTTTAAAGCACTTTGTACCGCATCCCCAACCATGGATATCAATCCAGCCAATGTGTCATGCATAATATCTTTCGATTTTGGCACGATGTAATTCTGCATGACTTCTCTACCAATATCACCTGCAATAGAATGGTCTTTGGAAGAGGCTTTGATAACAGGTTTTTTATCTTGTAAATTGTTATCGCTCATAAATATCCTCCAAAAAGAAAAGTGAGAACCCTAGAAATATTTCATTCTAGAGCTCTCACTCTTAAGTATTAACACTCCGTGTCATTCAGAAACTTCTGTATCGTTTTCTGTTTCTGCTTCAGTTTCAGGCACAGGATCTCCCAGCAACTTCTGATCATCTGAGCTCAGCAAGTTTGTCTCAGAAGATCCGTTCTTAGCTTTTACAGCAGAAGCTCCCAAAAGTGCAGCTCCACCAGCTAAAATAACCAATCCGGTTACCTTAGCGGCTTTCACCACTTTCGGATGTTTCTCTGTAAAGTCAGATACGGCCTTCTTCGGGCTAAACTTCTTCTCTTCAGACGAAATCACCTTACGATTTCCATTGTCGTCCACATCAACAATTTCAACATACCTTTTACTCATTTCATTTCCTCCTTTATGGAAAATATGTGTTATTCACTTCATTAACGCACTTGAATTTTTTGCGAATTAATAGAGCGGATCTGAGTCATACCAATACCCAATCCGCTCTTCTAATGGCGGAATATCATTATCTGTCTTTGCGAAAGAACGGTCCGCCTTGTAAATCGAGAAACCATACAGTATGATCCGGATTGTTAGGATCTTCTACTGGCGATATCCATACTGTAATAGCATCTTCGTCTGCTTCTCGATACGGAGCATCTGTATCATACCAGCCCCAAGTGTCACCTACAGGATGAACTACTAGCGCATCATCTCTAAACAGTTCGTAAATATCATTGTAAGTAACCTTAGATCTACCTTCGTCGTCGTAATTATTTATTTCTCCCTTTGTAAATCGCAGAGACAAATTATGAATTCGCATTTTCATTTCAGAAGGTGCAACCGTGGAATAAAATCGCCTATTAGTGAAGTTATCCCAGTATTCGAACACCTCATTTCCACTTGGAACTTTTGAAATATCATTGATCGGCTTCTCTGGATGCTCTTCCAAAACCTCTTTTGCAACCGCATCTTTTACTTCCGTATACTTCTCATCACCAAGCTTTTCTTTTGCTTCTTTTTCGAAAGCTTTATAGGAAGTAATTGCGTTATTTGCCATTGCAAGTGCTTCTGTTAACTCTGCAATTTTCTTATCCGATTCTTTCTTTGAACGAATTGCGCAAAGAATCGTTAAAGACTGAAATATAATAATTGGGATTGCTTTGGGCGCCAATTCCTTTACTGTTGCAACAAATATCTTTCCTTTTTCGTCATTTGTTTTTGCATTCTCCAGCATTACGTGCGCATCGTCTATCGTATTCATGATGAAGCGCGCATTACGTAACGTTACAGCAGTTGTAGCTAAGCTAAACCCTATCGTTCCAGCCGTTAAAACAGACGACTCGTGACGAATATAAAACTTCCACATTGGCTGTACAAAGTCTTTAGCCTTTGGTACAAGTGCATTTAATACTTTTGGTCTTTGCATACATGTCCTCCTAAAATACAAAAGCTAAGAGCCCCAGAACATTTTGTTCCAGAGCTCTTATACTCATTTCTTATCTTTTGAATTTGAATTGCCAATAATTAATCCTACTATTAATCCTGGAATTGCAAAAATTGCCAAGATTATCAGGATGCCTCCTATAACTTCTGGCATAATCATTATCAAACTACCAAACCCAAATAATGCTGCTAATAGCATTATCGTTACTGGTACTGAAACGACCATACAACAAATTATAAGGATGCCTTTTAGAAACTTTTTCATTTTTATCTCCTCCTAATTAATTTGAAATTAAATATTTCACTTCATTAAGAGGTATGATTATTTCACGAATCCTTTTTCTCTTTAGATTGTTTGTTATAAAGATCCTCAAATATTTTCAGCATGCCATGAGAGCCATCAATAAAACCTTCGCGATAAGCCTTACGCATGTTAAAGGCTGCCGCAATTGCCATAATATTAGATACAATAGTAATAAATAACGTTACCATTAGTACAAAATAGGCGGTTTGGCCCAAAGCAATCATTTCTTATCCTCCTCATATAGCTGTGGTTTCTCACTATCCTCATTCCAAGCATATTGCAGGCATTCATAGCAAGGCGTATCGCGATCCCATTCAGAGCAAAATCTTGAAATACATGTTTTACAATACTTGTTAAAATTTACCTCTCTTTTCATTTGCAATCTCTTTCTGCAGTTATTAATGCTGTAATTATCTTTGGACCTGTCCCCCATAAATAAATTGATCCGATCTCCGGATGCAATTCACAATATTCCCGTTCTTTATCAAGGTCTTTTAAAAGAATTTGGTTGTTTGTTTCGGAAATATAAGTGCATTTCAGAAGCCTTTTAACTTCTGTTTTTGAATAAGCCACGTTGCGAGTTAGGAAATATATAACCCGCCTTGCTGTTTTCAGATTTACTTTATGGTCTATCATTGAACAATATAATTTCTTAAGATACGGATAAGGAGCTACATAGGTTTCATACCAACTGATCGACCGACAAGCATGGTTGTAACGAATACCATACTTTATAGCAACTTCTTTACGAGTTAATCCTTGCCGAAAATCTTCATAGAATTTACGATCACCGCACATATTTTATCCTCCATAAAAAGAAAAGAGACTTAGAATTATTCATTCCAAATCTCTTCCCTAAAGTAGTTTTTATTAGTTTTAATTCGTTACTTAATGAACTTACTTACATTATTCTTCTGATTCCACACTCTGCCATCGCAGAGCTGGTCATTTTGATCATTTCTGTAAGCTAACTCAGCCTCATACCGAGACTCTTCTATCGCATTCTTCGTATTTATTGCGCTCGCGACGCCAACTCCAGCCGTTACGCAGCCAGTCAAAGCAGTAATGACATTAATCCAATTAATTTTCTGCCACCACTGCTTATGATTGTCTTCGTATCGCTGGACTTCATCGCTAACGTTAATCCACGTTTGGAATGCGTTAGCATACGCCTCACTATTTTTGTCTTTGATGCTTACCACTTTTTCTCTCCAAGCCTCACGCTCCTCAATTAAAGCAATAAGTGTCTCATCAGCTTCTTTCCTAAATAAACTCATTTTTAGCACCTCCTAAAATAATGTGTTCTACTTCATCAAAGGATAAGAATTATTTGCGATGAGCACACTTAGTATGAAAATACTGTTTTTTCTTAAATCTTCCTGAGCTAATTCGAGCCCATTCTATAGAATATCTTTCTTTAATTGGATCTATTTCTTTGCCACAAAACGGACAAACATAATCCACACTTGTTTTGACATGAATAGTTGCTATTTCTTCTTTAGGCTTGTTCATAAGGTCCTGGAATCCTTTCTCCATGGTTAATTTGTAGCGATTCATTAACAATATAAAATGTTGATGTATGACGAAGTAATCCACAAATGGGGCAATCAAAATCTGCCCCTCCAGTACTTCTTGTTGGAATCAATTCATTATAATTACACTCCAGAATTGATCCGCATACTGGGCATTCAAAGCGTACAGTAGGATTAGGAGTAGATCCAATTTTTAAAATCTTCATTTAAAATCACCTGCTATAGAACTATCATATTCTTTATCCCAATCGGACCATGATTGGGCTTCTGTTTGGAAGTACACGTAATTGCACTGAATACCGCTCGGTAATATCTTTTGGTATTGCGTAAAGGAGATGTATTGTAAACTATCTTCAAAATCATCGAAGTTATATCTCCACCCAATACTGTCACAAACTTCTTTCCACGATGGATCTTTTATGCCAAGAAAATATAAAAAGTCTCCTAGTGAAGCTCTTCCATCATGGACAAACATCTCGTTAATATTTAGCTCAGCAGTACGAACTTGCTCTTCTGTTGTCCAGAATATCAATCCATACTGAGGAAAGTAATATAACTCCTTGTTTGGCTCTGATTCATCATCCAGTTCATCCGCAGCATCAGCTTCAATTCGCAATTCCTCGAGTGTTTTTTCATCTGCCTTCAAAATATCTTCTTGTGAAGAAATAGATTGCAGATTCTTATATCGTGTCGAAATATAAGTTGCAAAGGAAGCCATTGCCATTTTCTCAGCAACAACCGCATTGTGAGAACAGATACCTGCGACCACAGATCCAGCGGAAAGAGTTACAGGTAACCAGTAAGCAGAAATATAATTTTGGGCTGTAGGAGATTCATTGTTCTCATACAGCTTTTTTCCTTTATATATAAAAAGTGCATCGGCAGCTACCGTTCCTCCAATACTTACTCCAAGAAGAATTTCTGATTTGTGTCTTTTAAGAAATTTTGTTGCTTGTTTGTAAAATATCTTTACTTTTTTCATACTCGTCCTCCATAGAACCATGAAAAAAGAGAGCCTCAGAACTATTTATTCCAAGACTCTCTAGAGAACCTAATAGATTAGACTAGATTAGCAATTCCAGATATGCTACAATGTTCGTGTTTCAATTGCCACGAATTCTTCTCCACATCCGGTCGTAAAGAAAATCCGTTTATAATTAATTCCCTGCTCCATCAGAGACTTAATATACGTATTCAGATCTTCTTCATCTTCCGGATCGTGGAGTTGAAACACGTGACCTTGACGAAAATATCTTTCATACCACATGGCGCACCTCCTTTCTGGTCCTCCATTAAGTGGCATGAAAAATATACGGAATCATTAATTTTTCTTCTGGAATTCAGTAACAATCTTCAGAATAGCTTTTATCGCCTCTTCTGTTATTCCTTCGAAAAATAACCCACTAATGATTCCGGCGCCAACGGCTGTAAAATAGCAACCGCTTTTGATAAGAGCCCGATCCATTCTGCACACAATCGTTTTCCAAGTTTCGTTATATTGCAAATAATCAGTTGCGATATAATTACTGAGGAGATTAACATCGTCTCTGGTCATATTCTCAAGAGCTGACCAAAGCGCTAGTGCACAGGAAGTGGATATAATACCACCAGTTACTAAACCAATCTTCTGAATCTTAGTCATTGTTCTTATCCTCCATTTGTGAAATGATTTTGTTTATATCTGATGCCGGAATAGATATATCAATAGAAGTAGATAAAGTAACAGTTTGATCTTGAAGATTACTAATTACTTCAAGTTCATGAATATCAAGGTTTAAATCAATTCCAAATTTCTTTTTTAAAGTCTTATTTGCTATTCTTTTTATGAGACCTCTTAGCCAAAATGATTTAATGCGCATTATATCCATTGCATCATTCATAATGCCCTCCACGTAATTTAGCCCTGGGTTCTAATTAGTTCATCGAATCGTCCATTTTAGCCCCACAGTGTGGGCAATAAACCATTTTAGGAATTAACGAATCAGAAACACGTATCCAAAAGCCACAATTTGAACATTTTACATCAAGGAATGTGCCTTTTATCCAATGCGCGTGCACTACGGAAGATTCAGAAGATATAAGTTTTTTAATTAGTTCATCACTAACAATTACGTTAATCATTTTCTTTCACCACTACATTCTGAAATTTCTTATAGGCATCGAGATACCATTCTTTCTTATCACCGTTGTAGGTCAATTCATAGTACATGCCATCAAGAAGAGTTGAACTAAGTAGATACTTCCAGTTCTGCAAAACCTTGCACTTCCAGACTGTAAACACCGTAAAATCAGGCATCGGGTCGGATTTATCCAGATGGTTCACAATATAATCTCTTACAATTTCAGTTGCTTTAGCGTCAAAATTAATCATTTTATCCTCCTAAAATATCAAGCACCTTTTCCAGGATTTCTCTTGATGCTTCCTCTCTCCCTTGTGTATATGGGACAGTGTGGTTTTTCATTAAATAGACTTCCTGTGCATACTCTTCCAATAAATAATTTCGAATTTCCTTCTCGCGTTTTGAGAGCTTTGACTTCTTCCAAAACATAAATATTTCTTTCTCTCTCTTTTTTTTAATTTTTAATTTTCATCTTCATTCTCGGGAGCACTCTTCTTAGTAGCATCCTCCTTTTTCATTGAGATCAAGAAAACCGGACGGAACCTAGCATTCTCCGAGTTGTCCCAGCCGCAGCCATATGGGATCTTAAGAACATCTCCGTCTTCAAATGGAACCATCTGGTCACGGATATCTGCAAAGTTATTTAACACCTCTTTGCTTTGCAATGCTTCCCGCGAATAACCATGCCCAATAATGCATTGATCTAAGAGAAATAATGCGGCATTTGGCGATGAAGACTTAAACCAAAATAATGGAGTATTGGTGTCAGTACATGTTGCCGTATATTTGCCAACATGGATCCAGTCGCCAACATGAATATCATTTGTTTCAATCTCTACAAATCTTTCAACTTTCATTGACTTCCCTCCATAACTTTTCTTTCTAATGTTAGATTTTTATAATGAAAACCGGGCGGACTCCGAGGGTTTCCGAGGCGGCGCCCAACACGAATTCTGTATATAAATATACTTCATCGGTAATGCAGAAAGATGTGGAGTCCTCTATATCCTTGTTCTGGAGCCAGCCATACTCGTATGCGCCGCGTCTTTCTGCGAATCGGTTATGTTCGTCTTTCATGAGTGGCCACTGCTTATGGCCGTCCGGCTCGTACCATACCGGCACTTTATCACCATATATTTCTCCGGCAAAAGGAATACGGAGCAGGTCGCCGTTCTCAAACGGAACCATGCGATCACGGATATCTGCGAAGATGTTTAGAACTTCTTCACTTTGTAGCTCCTTCCGCAGATCGCTCTCCGAGTAGCCGCCCTTGTTGGTGTCATTCCAGTTCATTGGCATCGGATCATCGAGATACTGATCCAGTAAAAATAACGCGCTCTTCTGCGTGACTTCCTGACAGGTGGCCGTATATTTACCAACGTGAATCCGGTCACCAATTTGGATATCTGATGTCTCGATTACTACCGTTCTTTCAATTTTCATTCTGTCATCTCCTTCTTTCATAACTATTTCTCCATGGAAAATAAAAAAGAAAAGAACAAAAGGCTTGATTAAGCCTCATGTCCTTTTCCTAATTCAACATAAAAACCTACCATACAAATAGCCATCGCTAAATATAAAATAGACATTACATTGTCCTCCTCTTCATTAAGAGGAGTGATTTTATCGCGAAAAATAATGATCTCCATACTTGTAAGCATTAGCTCCATAGTTGGAATAACCGCCAGCAGAGAAGAATATAATAGAGTCGTCGTTGCGATCAGCTATTTCATTCTTAACAGCTTGATAGCACTCATCCGTAACTGTGTAATAGGCTTTATTCAGTGCTCCGTCTGTCACAGTTGAGAATTGGTTTTGCTGAAATATAATTTCTTTAATCGTTGATGGAAACATATCATTGTCCATGCGATTTAATACAACATCCGCCACTAATTCTTTTCCATATAGATCCTGATTCCCTGCTTCCGCTTGGACCACGCATGCAAGCAAACCTAGGTCATCATAATAATACTCATCTGCTAAATCACCATATTTGTTGTAACCTTTTGGAGCTGCAAGTGCTGGAATATCCATCAGCAAAAACAGCATTACAAATACAATCAATGAAATTCTTTTCATTTTTATGTATCCTCCTATAAATTGAGCAAAACAAAAGAGCCTCAGAACTTTTGTTCTAAGACTCTTACTTGTTAGATATGGCTACAATACCATTAAGAATATATTAAAATTCTCATTTGCAATTCTCCTCTTTTCTGAAAATACACCAACTAGGATTAACTTTCGTCAATAGTTTTTCCAATGTTTCAGCCTTCTTTTTAGCGCGAAGAACTTTAATTTCTGCTATTGTATTCATAGAGGATCTTTCTTCATCAGTAATATGGCTGGTATAAATTTTTCTCAGCATATTCCCATAACACCAAGCCGTTTCACTCTCACACCTAAAATACGGACATGTTAAACATCTTCCTTTTACTCCGGGCTTAATCATAGTCAATTGCCTCCAAGCAAATGTGCAAAATAAAAGAGCCTTAGAACTTCTCAATCCAAGGCTCTTTGAACTATCTGATCGTAACTTCTATGAATCAATGTTACTGGGGTTGCTATCATTGTTTCTGGAAGATTATGATCAAAATCAGGATTTATTTCCCAAAAGTCACCACGCAGATCTTTAACAAATGTAATTTCTTTTGGTTTAACTTCATCGTGATATAACTTAGATTTCAGAAAGACTGTTGTGTAATAACATTCGTTACTACAAGGTTTTGTACACTGGTTATTCCTAGCACAAATATAGAGCATCATGATTGCACCTCCATTTTTTTTTTGATCAAATTGTTTGGTGGGCTAGAAAAGAAGATACCGGTTCCATAACTTGCAACATTCTATAAGGTGGTGATTACAAATTAAAAAGTTAACCATATCAAATTCGTCTTCGAGAATATCTTTGAAAATGATCTTACCATTGTTAATTCTAATAGCAGCAATTGAATAATTATCACCACAAATACTTATTCTCAAACAAACCTCATCTGAGTTAGCAATAATATCGGCCGACACAGCATTTGACATTCCCACATCTCTAATAATTCCATTGATCATGTTCAAGACTGATACGTAATTCACTGCATCAGTTTCCTGTCTGTCTTTCAGAAACGCATTGCAACAAAACTTAAGTTTCTCACGAATATTCAACATAATAGCCTCCTAAAAATAAAATGAATTCGTTGCAACACGGGCACTCGGATTCGAACCGGCGAGTCTTGGAATCAAAATCCAATGCCTTACCACTTGGCGATACCCGTAAAAAGAAAGAGCCTTAGAATTTCTCTAAGACTCTTTCCATTTAAATTAGTGGTGACTTCATTTAAACATTGTTCCGTCCCATACCCATAAATAGAGTCGGTACCATACAAATATTGGTGTTAACAATACTCTTACGATTGTTGCTAACACTTCAGTAATTCTAAAGTCTTTTCTATTTAAGGTTTCGTTTTCAAAACGTTCCATAATGATTCACCATCCTTTCATTAAAGAAGATGAATTATTTGCGAAAAAAAAATAAAAGAAGAAAAAGAAAATACATTCGACGGCCCGGGTTCTTTGATGGCCGCGCCCTTTTAATCTCTCTCGTGCCATCCGTATATCTACGGCTCCCCCGCTTCCGAATTTAAGTGGGCTTATAACCACCTTAAATATCTTCTTTCTCTTCATTAAGGAGTGTGAATTTATCGCGAATTACGCAACCATAAAGAAAAGCTTCCAAAGAATCGGATGCTTTTTTATTCGTTCGGCTAAACGAGCAGCAACTTCGGCATTCACATTTTCCCAGTTGCCAGTGTCAATGACATACCCATCAAGTCGTCCTTGTTTACATGCTTTTTCGAGAATATCTTTAACCTCGTTATTCATTCTATGCATTCTCTATAAAATAAAACAAAAAGAAAGAGGAGCTGAAATAGCTCCTCAATTATCTTTTAACAATTTGATTCCTTTGTATGCATAATATCCAATACTAAAGAAAGCAAATGCTAATGTAAAAATAGTTGCCATAACTTTATCCTCCTTCATTAGGAGAGATGAAATTTCAGCGAACTTGACTTAGCAACCAAAAGAATTTACGATACCTTAAATAAAAGTAATCCCTTCCACAAGGTATTCCACGAGCTTCTAAAATCGGATAACTTATACCTTCTGTTACTGCAGCAAATAGCCAATCTGATATATCACCACCTGCTTCTCTACATAATTGTTCAATTTCTTTCATAGAATGGCTCAAATTGGCCAAAAATACGCCATAATCGCCAGTTTTATCTGATTCTTGTATACTTGTGTTATTGTATACAATATAACCTCCTATAAGGCTTTTTTCGCGTATTTTAGATATCATTCGTTTCCATTCAGGATACTGAAGACAATAATGCTTTAGTTCATAATATCTATGTTTAGAAATATAATACGGATTTGACGTTGCAAGTTGTGACCGTATAACTGTAGGCATAATAAGAGAAACCTCCATCATAATTTACTCATACATCTTCTTTAAAATATCTCTACTTTCTGTCACCTGTGTATCGGTTTCGTGTACATAATATTTATAAGTAGTTTGCAAGTTCTTATGGCCTAATCTGTGTTGTACACTAACTGGCGACATACCTGCTGCAATACAATCGGAAGTGTGCGTATGCCGTAAACAATGAAAATCCCATAAAGGATCAACATAAGAAAATTTTGAGCATTTTCCATGAACAACCCTTGCAACATATTGAATCGTTCTAGGCGGTAAAAATGTTCCATCTTCAACACGAATATTAATAGGCTGTATAGGTTTTCCATGCGTAGTAGATAAATGATTGTTTTCATCAATATAATATTGCGGATAATCTAAAGCTAAAAAGCATACATTAATTTTGTTAATATGTTTCTTTAATATGCGAAGTGTATCTTTATCTAAATCTATATCTCTTCCTTCGCCCTGATTACAATATTTTGGCGGTGTAAAATATAGTTCGCCTCCAATATGCATATCCTGTATTTGTCGCCGTATATGGAGTTGCCCATGAACAAAATCTACATCATCTACTAGTAGACCAAACGCTTCTCCTAGTCTTAATCCACAACGATATCCAAGTATAAGAGGAATATAAAACCGATTACCTTCTGGAAATCTTTGAAATAATGCTAGTGCTTCTTCTTTTGGTATGACTCTATGCTCGCGTGGTGGTTTTATTGCTGTCATTGCTTTTGATCTTACATGGGGAAGATAGATTTCTTTTGCTGGATTTGTTTTTAAATATCCAGAACGTACAGCATATGTAAAGCATTGATTAAGACAAGATTGCACTCTTTTAATTGACGTTAGAGCATAACCATTTTTAACCGCGGCATTTATTACTTCCTGACACATGCGTGGCGTAATGGAAGAAATATAATAGTCTTTAAGATACGGAAGTATTCTAATATTTAAATGCTGTTTAGCATTACGAATGCTCGTTTCACGGTAAGTCATTGGACCATATTCTCCAATCCATTCTTTAGCAAGATCATTAAAAGTGATTTTCTTTGGAGAAAATATCTGTTTGTTTTCTTTAAATTCAGCCTCAACCTTCGTTCCGGCATCCAATGCTTCTCTTTTGGTTGCGTACCCGCCTCTTGTGAGCTGTTTCTTTTTACCATTTGAGATGATATTAATTCTGTAATACCAACGTCCATTGATTTGCCTTGCTGATGCCATTTTTATATCCTCCTATGAATAAAAAAAAATAAAGACCATGAATCTTTTACGACTCATAGCCTTTATTATAGGTGGCAAAAAAGTGGCAAAAAGTGGCAAAAATACATACCGTACTTCTTTGCCAAAATTGTATATTTGCCTTAATACTCTTGGAAATATCAATCTTTCAGAAGATTAAGTATAGCCATAGAGATTATTGCTATGAGTCGTATATTCAATTCACAAAACCTTATAAAGCATAGGTTTCTGCATCGTATTATAGCATGAACAGAAATAGAAGCGATAAAGAGATGGTAAAAATAGTGGCAAAGTATCAATGCAATTATCGCAGATATTCCTTTGCACAATAGCCTGTTTTTCTACCATTTGTGACGTATAACCATAAAGCTCCGGACTTATCCGTTTTATAATATCCATACCAGATTACTTTCTCATTTGGAAGTAACATGCCAAGGATCTTATTATGCGGATTATCTTTCACATCCGTTCTCAAATTTAAGGAAGTGTGAACTTTATTTGGATCAACAATAAATGGTACACCGTTACGAGCATCTTTATTAAAATATGTTGCCGCTGCAACAACCGTCGGACCATCCGGAAGTGACTCACTAGCAGGCTCTTTATACCGCAATACGCAATCCCAAGGATAGTTACGATATCTGCGAATTAAAAACTCTCTTCCTGTCTGATCACCCTTTAAACCACCGACTGCTCTACCCTTTTCATTGATAGAGGCTTCAACTTCTTTCATACTACCGCAAAACATTGCAACGTGATGGACTTTATTCAGAAGCACATCACCCCTTTTCAGTCCTTTACCTGTTGCAAGGTTAATAGAAGAAGTCACATCCTCAAATCCGCATTTCCGAAATATCCCATACATATTACCAGTATATGTTGCGCCTTTCGATTTTACAGGCACACCAGCCATCTGCCAAGCCGTAATAACAGCACTTGAACAATCATAATCCGGTCCCCAACGATTTACCTGGTCGTATCCATGAGAGTCATCATTGGCGGTATCTTCCATCCATTTAATAGCGGTTTCCGTTTTTGTCATACATATCTCACCTTCAATCGCGCAATATCTTTATTTTGTAATACTTGCAAGCTTCATGTTCGATTCTACATCCACGATGCTCTTTCCAATGATCTGCAAAGTATGCTGCATCAGCCGTAGAGAGTAATTCCAACGACTTTGCAAGGAACCATAATGGATTTGCAACATGTGGTGCCTGTCTGAAGAAGCTGTCAACAATTTCAACATCGTCGGTAGATATCATTGCGTCTAATTCCTGTGCAATTGCATTACGTTCAGCAATAATAACTTCATCAGACCGATCACCCATGGGTTGCGAAATAAATACCTTAATCACGATTCTTTCAGATCCCCTTTTTCAAGATGCAGCTCCATAACGGCCGCTTCAATGAGCTTAGAAATCTGTTCATCATCGCATGCAATATTTAATTTTGAGAGTGCATCTTTGACAAAACTAAGTGCGTAAGCTTTTCTATCAGCACCAGATTTCTGCCACCATACCTGCTGTGCAGCTTTTACTGCCTTGTCGACAATGGTATAGATCTGGCGTGTCTTTATGTATTTCGTAATAGTTGGAAAAATATAAACAACCATTACAGCCACAATAAGGCGAACGAGAAGTAATGCGATTTCAAAAGTATTTTTATTCATGATTTAACCTCGATATGAAAAATTAGATCCATAAGTTATCTCCTGCCAAATACCATATTTATTATTCCAGCAGGATTAAGACCCTTCTCGTTACACAGCTGGTAGAACGCTCGCTGAGGATTCCCTCCATGCTGTGCCACATAATTCTTGGCCGAATCTAATCTTGGATCATTTAAACTTGTAGGCAGCGAATTATCATTCTGATTCTGAGATGCCTGCTGTCCAGTTACATTTTCATTTCCTAATTGTCTTAATATCGGATTCATTGCCTGTCCCTTCTCATTCAATGAAATTCTGCCAAAAGTTTATCGATTTTTCCTTCGATACGATCGACATCAGATTTCAAAGCGTACTCTGGTGATTCTTCAGTCGCTTTTACGTCAACAACTTTCGGTTCTTCAATCTCCGTAATCCTGTATGGTTTAATAGTGGCGAATCCGGCACTGTCCGTAGATTTGCACCAAATCACATCTTCCTGAGTCAGATCGATCATAAGAACCGAACTATTTGGAGCTAACTGAAACGAATTCGCGCCATCTCTTCCACTAACTTTCGGTATTTCCATTTTGTTATATGGACCCTGAAAATTTATTGAATTAAGTCCTGGAACAGTAAAGTTGTCATAAGGATACATGGTGAACGTCCTCCAAAATTACCAATTATCAAATGAAATATGTTCAAAGTTCTTTACATATCTTTATAGAGCTCTTGCATGTATTTAACTTTTGCATAAGATTCAGCATACATATTTAAAAGTAACTGCTTAATTTGAGAATAAATAGAATCACTGGTTGCTTCTTTGCTGTAATCTTCTTTGAACATATCTAGAAGTTTAGAAGCGTGATCCAATTCCATCTCAGACATCTTTGCAAATGTTGAGGCACGATCCGAATTCGTATCCTTACAGCTAATAGCTCTCTGAATGTAATCACAAGCTCCATCAAGCTCGTCTCTGATTTGATTGTTGTAATAAAGAATATCCATAATCCCAACGCCCTCTTATCATATTACGAATTAACAGCAGATGTAGTCGCTGCGCCTGAACCAGCCCAAGCTACAAAACGACCAAGGTTAGAGAGGATGGTCTGAGACTGCTGAGCAAGATTTGCCTTATTCTGTGCGTCAGCAAGCTGGCGAGTAAGATCGTCAATCTGCATCTGATCCATCTTCGTCTTTACTGAGCAACAGCAATTCTCCATCTGGAATCCGAGCTGAGAAAGCTGAGCCGAAAGCTGATTGGTCTGATTTGTGATCTGCTGAGAAATGTTGTTAAATCCCTGAACAGCGTTAATCTGATTTGCATAGTTCTGCTGCATGAGCGTAGCTGTCTGATTATTTACAGCCTGAAGAGTCTCATAATTATTGTTTGCAGAAGAGAGGAGGCCCTGCTGAATACCAGAGTTAATTGTCTGGTTATTAATTGCTGCCTGAACTCCCGCATTAGTTGCTACATCAGGCATCGGAGCTCCTCCTCTATTTCCGTATCCACCCCAACCAAGCATAAGAAAAATCAGAATAAGCCAGCCAAGGCCATCATTGCCACCGAATCCACCATTCCCAGTAACTGCTGCAAGATCAGCTGGTGAGAAATTTCCATCTGCCATATAATTTGTCCTTTCACCTAAATAATTTAGGATTTTTTTGTGAGAAATTTATGATTTGCATTAAGAAAGACAGCCTATATATTTTGAAGAGGGCGCTGGGACGGCTGTCTGAGTAAAATATTGGTTTTGGGGCACAATATTTTAAAAAAATAAAAAGCCTCCGTCACCGTATACAGCGCGAAGGCAGAAAAACCGGGTGCAGGCTAGTCGCCCAGATTTTTATTAAATTTTACAATGATAACCGTGAACTCTGCGTCGTATAATAATGGTTATAACAATGGTAAATGGAGCGTAAAAAATAACGGCCAAAATGTGACATTAACCGGTGTTCACGGCGCATATGATGATTACACGTTCACATATCAGGGCAGAGCTGGATATAACGGCGTTATCTTCGCTATAACAAGCGCTGAGTATTGGATTTATGCTGGCGGAGCAGTATCCAGTGTTTCAGACAATGCCAATATCTCAACAAGCTATAACAGCTCAAACGGTGTTATCACGATTCATGCGTACCGCCATACCAAACTTGT